ATAAAGCAAATGGTTTAGTTATAAATTCAAAAACATTTCTTTCTAACCCTAAATTTATAAAAGATAAATTAAGTAAATCTGTTAAAAATGGATGGTTCCATAGAGGTTCAAGTAACTTTGAGTCAGTAATTAGTCACGAGCTTGGACACAATTTATCTTTTAAACATATAGATTTAAAAGGTAAAAAAATAATTGTAAAATCACCTATTGGTCAAAAATTAAAAGATTTGCACAGCGAATACACTAAAGATATGATTGCAAAGAAAAATGCATACAATAAATCTTGGATAGCAAGTGGCAAATCACTTGAAGATAGGGCAAAATATTGGAAAAACCTCAAAGGCAATGAAGCAAAAATTTATGAAGAAATATTTGGTAAAGATTTTATTTCTCAATATGGAGGTACAGACATAATGGAATGGATTGCCGAAGCGTATTCAATGGCATATCATACGTCTAATCCTTCAAAATATGCTTTACAAGTGAGAAGATTATTAGATGGATAATTTTAAACAAATAGTAACAGAACCAATATGCTTTTCTTGTAAACATTTAAACGTGTTAAATGTTGATACTTTTACTTGCAAAGCTTTTAAAGATGGAATACCAATTCAGATAATCAATGGAGAGAATAATCATAATAAACCATTTAAAGGTGACAATGATATTCAATTCGAGCCAATTAAGAATTAACTAACTCAAACAAGAGGTTAAAATGAGTGAAGAACAGAAAGTCGAAGTCGAGGACGTAAAACACGACACCGCTGATACTGCAAGTGAAGAAAAGCAGCCCGTCAACCAAGTTCCGTATGCACGATTCAGTGAAATGGTGGACGAAAAAAACACGTTAAAAGTAGAACTCGATGCGTTAAAGAAGAACGCTTCGGAAGATGCTGAAAATCGCAAACTTAAAGAAATGGAATCAAAAGGCGAATACGATAAGATTATGACCGAAATGAATACCAAGTACGAAGTTGCGAAAAAGAAGGCAGATGCTTTTGATGAGTACCAAATAACTAAACGAGAATCATTGCTCGAGAAGTTAGAAGAAGAAGATCGTGCAATTTACAGTGAGCTATCACTTAACAAGTTGGAAGCTCATGTTGAAAAAGTCACAACGAAACCTTCACCGGCTTCGGTTGATAATTCAAAACCAACATCAACAGGCGGATACGCATCTTTTGAAGAATGGGCTTCGGTTGATCCCGAAGGCTACAAGAGAGCAAATACGCCACAAAACTCTGGGGATATAAAGATAGGTTATGGCGGGTAATATATTCAAAGACAAACTTGATCCTAATAATGACCTTCAACATAAAACAGTAGATGGAGGGAAGGACATTGATTGTACTTATAAAGGTTCTTCTGTCACGTATGACGAATATCTTGATATTCATGAAGAACGTGGGGAGCGAGTACAAAAGGGCAAGAAACCAGACAGCGTTGGTGTTTTTAGTGGATTTGGGCCGGGGACGTTGAAGAAGCCGTATGATGACTAAACTTTTAAATAAATTAAAAAGGAGTTAAGCTCATGGCTTTAACGAATACGTCAACTGCTGCCGGTGGTCTGGGAAGAACCATTGGTGACGCAGTCATAGCGTTTAATCATAGTAATGTAATGTATCCACTTGTAACTGTAAAACAAGCAGCAAGAGGATCAAATCACGTTCAATTTTCTGATTGGACTAAACTTACTTCGGGTAATGTAACTGCTGCTACACAAGCAACAGCAACGACTGCAGTAGCAATTACAACTGCTGCACGTACTGCAACAATCTCTGAACACGTTATCGAATCACAAGTAAGTGACCTCGTAATGATGGGTTCTGGCGATGATGTTGAAGGACAAGCGGGGCCGGCACTTGGTAATGCAGTAGCTGCAAAACTTGATGACGACCTTGTAGAACTTGGTAAGACCTTTTCACAAACTGAATGTGGAGCGGGTAACTCTTTAGCTTTATCTCATATATTTGGCTCAATGCGTCAATTGAGAGCAGCCGGAGCACCTATGCCTTACAATTTGGTACTTTCACCAAAACAGGTTTGGGGTGGAAAAGGAATTATCTCCTTACTACATAACACCGCATTAGATACTGCGGGTTCAAGTACAACCGATACTGCAACTGCACGTCCGGTTGGAATGATGGGCGCAAAAGGCGAAGAAGCTTTCCAAACAGGATTTGTTGGAAGCATCGCCGGATTTAACGTGTATTGGTCAGACCAAACTGATGAAGATGTCAGTTCTGGCGGAGACGCAGCCGGTTTTGCATTTAGTAAAGGTGCAATCGGTCTTGGTGTTGGTGCTGAAGGTTTATTCCGAGTACGTACACAAAGAGAAGAATCAGAACGTATGACAAAGTATGTCTGTACAGGGTTCTGGGGACAAGTTGAAGTAAAAGATGCTTATGGTGTCTATATTTTATCTGATGTCTCATAATTAGTTATTAATTAACTAAAAACGTGATGGGCGGGAGCAATCCCGCCTAATCGCAAAGGAGTTTATTATGAATAAATATTTTAAAAAGCCTAATGGCGTAATTGTTGAATACAACGAAAGAATGCATGACATTAAATCTCTTGAAGATAGATTCGAAGAGTGTAATGCAGACGGAAGTAAGCCAGAGCCAAAAAAAGCAAAAAAAGATAAAAAAGATAAATAATTTAACCAATATGCCCATGAGAATGACCGCTCGGCAAGGCATTTAAAGGAGAAACAATATGTCAATGAGAGAATATGGAGTTGTAGAAGCTCAAAATTTAGCGATGGGACAAGCCGGTTCAATATTTGTAAACGGCACAACCGCAGTCACTTGTGGTGCGGGTTCTGGAGTATTTATCGCAATTCAATTTACAGAAGATACAGTATTTGCTTCTGGTAGCGGGGGACTTGTCGCTGAAACAGAACAATTGTTTCCAGACGATACAGGCACAGGCACGTTAATAGATGCCGATGGTGGTGCTGCAATTGATGGCGAAACATTCCCACAAGGAATGACAATTTATGGAAGATTTACAGGATTTACATTAGCATCGGGTGCGTGTATCGCATACGTAGGATAATGTTAAAATTAGGATTAGCCGTCTTAAATGTACCTAACCAGACAGCACGTTTGGCGAGGGATTTATGGCGTAGCATTAACGACACTTGGACGAATGAAGAACGCAAGTGGCAGAATATAATTTAAGGAGAATATTATGGCAGCTTTAGGCGCACAGAGCATCGCATCAAGTTACGAGCAACTTTTACACGTTGATCGTGATGGAGGCGGTAACACAACAACTCATGTCGCTATCAAAGATGGTGACAACGGAACAACTTTTGGCTTCACAATTGCAACAGATGCATTGATGATGTCAAGCACCAATCGTTTAGAATTTGGTGATACAGGAACTTATATACATCAATCAGCAGATGGTGTACTTGATTTGGTTTCTGATACAGAAATAGAAATAAACGCAACGACTATTGATATAAATGGTGCAGTTGCAATGGACGGAGCAATGACAGGCGGAACTAATATCACCATATCTGGTGAATTAGACGCTGCAACGCTTGACATAAGTGGTAACGCTGATATTGATGGTACACTTGAAGCCGATGCTTACACAGTCGATGGAACAGCATTAGACGAATTTATTGCTGATACAGTTGGTGCAATGGTAGGCTCAAATACTGAAACAGGTGTCGCAGTTACTTATGAAGATGGCGATAACACGTTAGACTTTGTTTTAGGTGCAGCACAGACAACTATTACTTCATTATTAGCAGCCGACATTAAAATAGGTGAAGATGATGAAACGAAGATTGACTTTGAAACAGCAAACGAGATTCATTTCTACGCTAACAACACAGAGCAAGTCTATGTTGCTGATAATATATTTGGGCCAGAAGCAGACAGCGATGTTGATCTTGGAGCAACAGGAGTAAGATGGAAAGATGCTTTCGTTGATTCAATCACAGTAACCGGTGAAGTTGATGCTGCAACGCTCGATATATCTGGTGCAATCGATGTAGCGGGTACTGCCAATCTTGATGTGGTTGATATTGATGGTGCTGTTGATATGGCAAGTACATTAACTGTTGCGGGAACAACATCTTTTGGTGATTTAGATATAATACCAACCTCATCTAATGTATCTAAAATAAAACACGACAACGCATCGGGCTCTTTTGATATTTTAGGTGACCAAGTAAATATCCAAGATAGGGATGGAAATAATATTGCATCTTTTAATGATGGAGGTAATACTACTTTTATAGGTGATATAACTGTTAATGGTGGCGATGCTACTATATCTAATTCTGCGGGACATGCAAATTTAAATATAGATGCTCATTCTAACGCGGGATCAGATTCGGCAATAGCATTTAGGACTGGAACTACTGAAAGAGGTTATATTTATTATGATCATAATACAACTGCAGCTTCTCAAGCTATGGTATTTACTGTAGGTGATAATGCTGTTACTGCTGCAAAGATTATGGGAGATGGTTCATTTTTAGCACCTAAAAATCCCGCATTTATGGCTACGATGTCTGGTTCGCAAGACAATATTGCAGTTGGAAGCGATGTAACTATTGTATTCGGTGGAACTGATAGATTTGATCAAGGTAGTAATTTTGCAAGTAATACATTTACTGCACCTGTTACAGGAAAATATATGATAAATTATAACATTGTTGTTACTACTGCTGATTCTGCCTCTTCTTACTATTCTATAAAAGTGGTTACAAGTAATATCACGTATGAGTATACTATTGTTGACCCAGATTATGGACAAGATAATGACTATATAACATTGTCTGGTTCTCAATTAGTTGATATGGATGCAAGTGATACAGTACATTTAGCAATTAGACAAGGAAGTGGAACACAACAATCAGACGTAAGTGCAGTTTCAAGGTTTAGCGGATATTTAGCTTGTTAAGCGAAATAACTAATTTGAAATAAAATAAAACAAGGATATAAAATGGATATAGCAAAAAGAACACTATCGACAACCGAAGAATCGGTATTAAAAAATGATTTAATAGATGTTGCAGAGTGGGTAAAAGGTGCGATTGATGGCAAGGTAGCTAACTGTAAGAAAAGAATGACAGCAGAGTGGATACCTAAATTAATGGCTGATGATTCTGTTGATTCAGTACCGGCAGACGAAGATAAGTTGATTGCATTAATTGTAGCACGTGACGATTATAAGAATCGTGCTGACAAAGAAAAAGCAGCAAAAGAAAAAGAGTAATAAATAGGGAGGCAATATGTTTGAAGAACGTATTAAACAGCTAAAAAAAGAACGTGATAATCTTAACATGAGAATCGCAGAAGTTAATTTCTTAATCAATGGTTATGAAACCGGTGAAAAAGAAAAAGCTGATAAAGCAAAAAAAGAAAAAAAGTGAATAAACCAAAAGTAGATGAATACCGGCTTGACGTTGTAGATAGACTTGCAAGGATTGAATCCAAAATGGAGGCAATTCATAAAGAGGCTACGCATACAAAACTTGAGATTCAATTGCAGAATGGTCGTGTTAGAGCGTTAGAAGGCAGTATGGCAAGTATTAAAGGCGTTGGTTCAGTTGTAAGTATTGTCTTTGCCGGGTTTATCTCTTATCTATTTAAAGGGAGAATATAATGAGTGATTGGTTCAATTGGACAAATTTCTGGTATCTTATGGGCATAATGGTTGCCGGTGGTGCAACATTTGTTGGCATGAAATACAAGAAAATGATTGCAGAAATGAAAGACGTTTTCAAAGCACTTCAAGAGGCGTATGCTGATGATGGTAAACTTGACAACGAAGAACGAAAAAAAATAATGAAAGAAGTTTTGGACGTAATGGGAGCATTACTCAAGATAGCTTGGAAATGACCTTCGAAGAAATAATTGATAATGTTTTAGAATCTGAAGGCGGATACGTAAACGACAAAGACGATCCGGGTGGTGAAACTAATATGGGTATATCTAAAAAGGCATATCCAGATTTAGATATTAAAAACCTAACACGCAAAGAAGCCAGACAGATTTATTACGAAGATTACTGGACACCTTCAAAGGCAGACCAATTATCTAATCAATTACGAGAAGTATATTTTGATATGGTTGTGAACTTTGGTATGCGAGGTGCTGCGAGAGTATTACAACAGGCGTGTAATGGCAAGAACACCTATAAAATAAAAGTAGATGGCAGAGTAGGCGTTGCAACAATTAGTGCATCGAAGAATTTAGAACCAGACAGATTAAGAGCGTACAGAGTTTTAAAGTTTGCCAACATTGTAATAAAAAAGCCAACACAAGAGAAGTATTGGTTTGGTTGGTTTAGAAGGGCGATACGAGTGTGAACGTACCCGAAACCATAAGCCACATCAAAGAGATAGCAAATGAAATTGACTTGAACACACTACAAGACAATCCGGAGGCGTATTTTAGAGATTTGGTTGATTTAATTAGTATTATAAAAGATATGGATCAGCCAATGATTGTCGATATTAATGATTTAAATGACAGGACACACAAAGCATGAGTACATACGAAGCTACATATTGCGACACAAACACAGACTTGCAATATATTGTTCCGGATATTAATAACTACAATTTAAGACGTGTAGTGCCAAGCGATTGGGTTTCATCTGGAACAACAGACTTATATTATCTTTATTCTGCCGGATATGTTACACAACTATTCTATAATGGCGAAGAAATGACTTCGGTTACAGATACGCCTAATGCAAATAAAGAGTTTAATTATAACACAAGCACAGGGTTGTTAAGTTTCTTTTTAGAAAATTCTTCAACGTCACTTCTTAATAGTTCAGTAATAGAATCCGGTAGAGATTGGTACGATACAAAAGTTGAAGCTGTACGAAAAGCAAGTGACCTTTGCAGAAACGTGTTACCTGTCCCAATATACCCTCGCAAAGGCGTTGGAACTGCAAGTGCCACAGGTAATGACTACCCAGAAATAATCGTGCGTTCTACGGCAATAATTGCTTGTGCTGACCTTGTTAGACCTTTTGACAAAGAAAAGGGCGATGAACTCATGGCGATGGCTATGAATCCAGAAGGCACAGGATACTTGGACATGGTACGCACAGGTCAAATCGCATTGTCGCAAGATGAAGGAATGGCAAAACATTCTGGTATAATACGAGAAGTATCTATTAATGCAAACTC